TTCCAGCTTTTTTATATTTTTCTAAAATGTTACTTAGATAGTCAGACATCTTGAGGTTCTTCCATTTCGGTTTCTAATTCTTCTTCGGTTTCAACTTCAAGCTCTGCGAGTTCTGCTTCGTCTTCAGCTTCAACTTGTGGATTGAAAACCGTTTGTGATACCTCATTGTAGCGAGTATTCAAGGCATCAGTAATTCTGGGTTCCATAGCTGCACCGAAAGCTTTTAAGGCCGCTACCGGTTTATCTGCTACTGCAGCTCCAATAAAATCAGTTACATCAGTCATAATATGTCTCCAAGTAATTTCTACCTTTATTTATATTGAAAGTGTTCTCAAGCTGCATCATCTTTATTATCATCAGGTACTAGCTTATATGTAGGTGCAGGAGGTGGTGCCTCTTCAGGTTCCTCGTCTTGCATTATTTCTTCTGGATCTACATACCTTTCATCTTTCTTTTCATCGGCAATTTCTTGATCGATGTCTTTAATCTCTTCTTCAGAATGTTGCAATACATAACGTCGAATATACTCATGTGAGTAGTACTTACCGATATATTCATCCATTTCTCTTAACAAACCAATACGATCACGGTTCATTTCCATCGTCTTTAGTTCTTCGAAATAGTTATCAACTGCAAAGTCAAACTGAATCTGCTCGCGCCATTCTTTCCAATCTTCAGGTGTACATACACCTTTGAGAATTAGTTGACGTTCGAGCAACTTCATAAAGAGTTCAGAAAACTTATTGCGCAGTCTAAAGATAAACTTACTAAACTTTACCTCGTCTCGAGATATCTCAGTAGCCCTTCCAAGAGTATATGTAGTTTCGGGTTGAAGACGGGTGATAGGAACATTGAGAGAGCGATATAGATTATTTTGAAAATAAACAACATCTTCGATTTCTCCTAGGTTTTGGCCACCAGGCAGTGTAGTGATTTCAGTACCACGTCCACCTTCTCGGCGCGGAAGCCAGAAGTCTTCGAGCATTGTCATAAACTTTCGATCATCTCTGATTTCACCAGTCGATGAATCATAGACAACCTTATTCTTAAATTTGGTCATGATGTCTGAGAGGTATTGCTCAGCTTTAGCTTTCGGCAAACCACCAACATCAACATAAAAGATTCGACGCTCAGGTGCACGTGAGATACGATAGATGACCAATGAATCTTCCATCGAACGAAGCTGATTCAAAGGGCGAATAGCTTTATGCAACCATGAGAGAATAAGTTTGTTATCAAGGCTTTGATTGCCAGACGTACAATAAACAACCGCATCTCGTGCAATCTTTACACCTTCTGCAGTTGCAGAACCAGATGTACCATAGCTGTTCATTGTAGAACCAGTAATAGAACCAGTACGCTTAAGGAAGCCAGAAGGACTATACATGTAATACTCATTGATTACTTTCTCAATGGTTACACCAGTCTTCTTATCTTTTTCTTTCTTAACTTCACGTACTTTCTTAATATTACGTGGATCGACGTATCGTACTTCAAGAATACCTTTAGCAGGTTTAGACTCGTCTACGACAACATGGTAATAGAGTCGGCCGTCTACATACCAACGACGAAAGAGTTCGTAACTTAGACGATTGAATTCAAGTAATTGTAGAACGTTATCGAATTCTTCTTGAATAGTTTTCTTAATATTATCGGGTTGTTTTACATCATCTAGTACAATAGAGATGGTATCTTCGTCGCTGTCTTCAACGATTGCTTCGTTACAAATCTCTTGAATAGCCATGTCAATAGTGGGATCGAACGAGATAGCTCGATACTTATTGACAAGTTCTGCTTCGGTTCGGACTGAACCATCGAGGTCGACGTAAGTGCCATAGACACCACCTGCGGCAACGGTTAACGCGCCGTCTTCATTAGAAGGGGGAACGAAAGAGATACGCTTTTCAGCTTCTTTCTGCTCCTTCTTCCTGTTTATTTCAAATCCAAAAAGGTCCATTCATTATCTCCAATGAAATAAAGGGGATATAAACTATTTATATCCCCTCTATACGTTAGTCAAGGCGGACCGGATTAGGAACCGGGGTTGAAGTAATCGAATGCCCAAGTAACGGTATAAGTACCGATAGTATCAGTCGTGTTCCAATCCAATTCAATAGTACCAACATCTGAAGGCCAGCACCCTATAAGCTTGTATTCACGTATTTTTGATCCAGTCTTACCATAAAGCTTGATAGTAGCATCTTCTTTATATTCTTCAGGCGAAGTATATTCACGTTCGTTAGAAGGACCATCATTTATCTTTCGTGCCCACTCTTCGAGTATTGCACGTTGGCTGAAGTCTTCTTCGATCATTACAGTCGTAGTCCATTCTGCGAACGTTCGATCACCAGCAATCTTCACTTTACGACCGAAGTAAGGTACTTCAATAATACCGGTCGTAAACGAAGGCACTTGAGATGACATACAAAGTAGACTAAATGGTCGCTCCAAAGTCGTGACTTCCACCTCAAACAGGGCGGGACGATACCCACCCTGACTGAGAGCCGCTGACTTGAAGTTCTGTACGCTAAATGACATTTGTTATTCTCCTGTTTTTTTCTTATTTATCTTATTTATCAGAATTGTCCAATAACTTCGGAGAATTCTACGCCAGTGCGTACAGCGACGAAGTTAAGCTGGATGAAGTTGATGCTTCGAGCTGGCTTGATGTAGATATCACCAACAAACTCGTTACGATCAATTATTTCACCAGTGTTGTTCGTCTCATCACAGATGACAGCAAAGTCAAAGATACCGCGACGACCTTGTACATCTCTCAAGAAAGGAGTTACCAAGTTTACAAAACTTGCTCGAGTAAACTCATCGTTGAATTCAAAGAGAGTAAACTTCGATGCAGTTGCAATTGCTTTCTCGAGGACAATGAAGAGTCGACGTACGTTGATTCGATCAAATGCTGAAGGCTTGCTCAGCAGTGTCTTATCGCCGAAGAGTACGATACCTTGTCCAGGGAAATTAACAACTGGGTTAATTCCGTTCTTGTACAGAAGATCACGCTCACCTTTCTTAGGATTCCAAGAGAGTTTAACAACATTTTTGATCGCACCGCGGTTAAAGCCTGCAGGTGACCACCAAGGATCGCGCTCATCATCAGTATAAGCACAAAGACCAGCAGTATCACCGTTTAGCGGAATCCAACGGTATACGTCATTATACTTGTCATACATGTACTTATAACCGCTATCAAGAACAGCATACGAACTTGATCGGCCAAGATTGTTCCGGAAATCAATAACATCTTCAGTAATATCTGTTGCATTATCAACAACGTCATTCTTAGCGGGCGATAGGAATGCTACACAATCCCTGCGGCGCTCGCAGATGTTGTCAATAATATATGCAGGTACTGTTACGTCATTAACTCCCATAGATTTTCCACACAATACTAGTGAAATATCGATGTCTTCGGCAGATTTAAATACATCATATGCTCGCAAAATATCACCAACAATATCAGCATCATCTTCGCTAGAAATATCTTTACCAAGCGCAAATGACATATTAGTTGGTTGATCTCCAGTTGCTGAAGCTACTAGAGCAGCGGTTGCAGATGGTGCATTTGCTCTATCATTTGCCCACCAAATCCAATTTGATGATTGATTAAGTACTTCTTTATAGTAGATAGCTCCGCCGTCATTAGCTTTTGCATCAGTTGCTCGTGACAATTGCTGCCATACTTCAAGTACAGTGCCAGGAATACCGCTAATCTTTCCGTCTTCGTCAACTACTACAACATGAAGCTCGTCATTCGCTGCAGTGTTTCCGTTTTGAGAAACATAATCAGATCGACCAGGTGCACCTTCTACTAAACCGTGGTATTGCCAAAAACGTTGTAGATCTCCTGAAGTCAAATTAATATTTTCAGAAGTTGTCAATGGAGCATCAAATTCAATTGTCTCAGAACCGCTCTCTGCAGTTGGAATTTTAGTGATTTCCAAATATTCGAAACCAATTTGTGTATTTCCAACTTTAACTACATCACCTACTGTAAAGTTATTGAGCAGTGATTGTAGCGCACCTTGGTCAGTAGCTGAAATCGTACCCGTATTTGCACCTACATTAATTGTTAGCGCGTGCGTACCCACTCCGCCCATTGTTACGTTACTTGAAAATGCTCCTTCACTGTCACAAACAGATACTTTTAATGAATTACCCAATGCTCCTGGATATTTTGCAACAAACATAACATTATCATCAAAAGTCGCATCAGAATAAGTATCTTCGTTTTTAACAATATGTTGTGAAAGAAGTGCGTCTGAATCCATAGCTACTGTATTTGCTATAGCGTTAAATGAATATTTTGTATCATGGAATTCATAATCCGCTGATCCAGTTACACCAGTATATGCAGCTGACATAGTGATACGAGTATCACCAGTTCGAGTCAGAGTCATTGCACCGGTACCAGCTTCGATATCAACAATTGCTCCGCCATCGGGATCGTTAGCGGCGAGTTTAAATGTTGTTGTGGTAGTCACACCAACAGTAGTAACAGTTTTATCTCTGATGTAATACTCACCAGCTGATAAGTTACTGGGCAATCCGGAGCCGGAGATAGTAACTTTCTCACCATCTTCAAGAGCAAAAGCTCCATCAGCAGTAAAAGTTGTGTTACTAGCGATGTCTGTTGCTAGATCTGCTACTGTACCGACAAGATCATCAGGATCGACATCAACTACAGTTACACCATCAGCAATTCCAGTAAAGATAGGAGCAACCGTCATTCCATTACTAACTGAACTCGCGAGATCTTGATCGTAAGCGATAAGATATGTTGCGCCGTTTGTAGCTCGAACGTTCTTACGCACATCATCACCAAATGAGTGATGGGCTCGAGAAACGTGCAAGCGATTTGAATAAGCGAGGAAAGAAGCAGCAGTAAACCAAGTCTCGGCATTGTCATTATCCGGTCGGTGATATACTTTAGCGAGTTCGTCTTCGCTTACTACGAGTGATGGCTTACCTACAGGGCCCCACTTAAATACACCGCCAATGGCAGCATCAGTAGTGGCAACTGCAGGGATTACAGTGGTCAGATCGATCTCTGTAACATTAACGCCTGGGCTTAATTGAAAAGGCATATTTTTGTTCTCCCTAAATTATTTTAATTATGTAAGATCGTACTTTTATTTATAATAACCGATATTTCAAAGTAACCAACTATAGTCATTGCCTCGAGTGGTGACCGGTTTAGGATCCTCGAAATCGTTCTGACCGTCATCTATCATACCAAATGGAACTAACTCACTAAATACTTTTTCTTCATTCATCTCTTTGAGATTTATAACCGTATTTATATCGGTGAGTTCTTTAAAAAACCGTTGATTAGATAGCCAACCAAATAATACTAAACACATCATTAAATCGTCATGGTTACCTGGCTCTGCTTCGTATGATGTTCCCTTCTGACTAAAAGTCGACATCTCTCTGATCGTCTCAAAGTCATTAATGATCAATTGATTTTGTTCTACTAATAATTTGATCATAGAACATCCTATTGATTTGACAGATTTTGTAGTACGTATACCTTTATCTGCCCTCCCATTAAATCCTGCTACACCAGATAATAGCCGTTTACCCTCTCGCCCATTGTTTTCTGTGAGTAACATATTTTCATATTCGTATTCTTCAAAAATGATACCAGCTACTTGTTCTCCGATATCATTGACTTCAACGAGTATATTAGCATCGTTAAAATACTTTGCTGCAGCGTGTACAGCAGCTGCATAATCGACGGGCGTAATCATATTATTTCTATATGCACCAACCTGTACATATGGCATTTGTGAGATGTCGATGACTTGGAAAGCCGAATAGTCTAAACCCTTTCCTCTGCTCACATCAACTACAATAACATAATTGCCTTCTGGTTTTGGATCTTCATATACTATAATACCACCTACTTCTTTGATGGCCTCTTTATATACAAGTTGCTTGAGCTTCCAACCAGCAATCAATGTGCCAGACGAACCGAGGAATTCACACTCCATTTCCTGTGCAAACTTCTCAGTATCAAAATCCATTGCAGCAAGTGTTTCATCGTACCATTTCTGATCGCGACCTGGTACATCTGTCCACATGACTTGAACAAACTCATAACCATTTTTGCCAGCTTTGGCACCTTCACATGTCTTATAGAAATGGTTGAGGCCATTTGGTGTCGATGTCAGTAGAATTTTTGTAGATGTACCTGATGAAATGGTTGGGAATACAGAAGCGAAGAACTCGTCCCAGTTTTCTACGAATGCTGTCTCATCGATATAAAGGAATGATACTGACTTACCACGAATGGCTGACGATGATGTCGCTGCTGCAATGATCTTCGATCCGTTCTCAAATTCTACGGATCCTTTGTTCCATTCGATGACACCCTGTTGCAACCATTTAGGAAGAGCTTCATAAGCCGTCTTGATACGATCCAATATTTCTCTTGCAGCGTCTCCTTTATTTGCGAGCAGAGCAACAAGCTTGTGATCATTAAACAATATGTAATGAAGAATAAGACAGACAGCAGTCGTTGTCTTACCCGCTTGGCGACTTGTAACCACGCATACCCTTCGGTTGTCTGTGGTTTTTTTGATGATTTCTTTTTGATAGTCATAACACTCGATCGGTATTAGTCCGTGGTCAACGTGTACGATCTGTATATACTTCTCAGCAAAATATATTGGATCCTTTGCACACTTCACGAATTCTTGAACCATTTCTTGGGTCCAGTCAATCGCTACGCCTTTTCGTTTGAGGTTTACATTACCAAGATATGACCGGTAATCCTCGATATCTTGAATATCAGTCGTCATCTTTATTCATCAACTTTAGAAGCTCGCTTGTTGAGCCCACAAAAAGATTGTTGTTGACTGTTTCCTTCTTGTCTTCTGGTTTCTCACCGGTGAGCTTTTGTTTTTTCTCATGCATGCCTAATAGATCATTGTTCATATCACCCATCGTTTTAATCATCGTAGCGAGGACTTCATACGCTCGTGGATGTTGTGACTGATCTGCGACTGCAAGTAACTCGTCAATAGCACTATGACCTTTCTCAATCAAATCATAGAAGTTTTGACGGACATATTTGGTATCGTTCTCAACTTCTTTGTCAGTTTCATGGAGAGATGGACGATATGTTGTAAGTAATGGTTTGTCATCATCTATTTCAATAATTGTTGTTGATTTGACATCCAAAATGTCATCGAGTTGTGCATTATCTTTCATATCTTTGTCCTTCATGAATCAGGCCATGGATCATCTATATCTACCACTAGTCCATAATTAGAGTTTGCAGCTATTTCGCTTAAAGCTAGAGATTCTAGATCTGGTGTAGAGATAGTCACGGTCGGTGTACTAGTATAATTCGCTCCACCATGTGTTACAGTAATAACATTAATTCCATCGTGTTTTGTATTTGCAGTTGCTGTTGCTGTATTACTAGCTCCACCACCAGATATAGTGATAGTTGCATTTTTATAACCGACACCAGGTTTTACGACTGTAATTTCTGTCACTTGTCCATCACTAATAGATGCAACAGCGGTCGCTTGCTCTACATTAATATCAGCATAAGTCGTCGGCTGATTGTTAGCTAGTAATCCGGGACGATTAACAATTCGTGCTGCAGTTTCTAGAACTGGATTTGTACCAGTAGGTGCTTCAGTAATATCATCATATAATGTTGCATCGTATATATTTGTATTAGCTAATTTAATAATGCCTTGGCGATATGTAGGTCCGAAAAAGAATCCTTTCATGGTAAAATCGAGTTGCCATATCAGAGCACGTCTCTCTTCGAATGCTCCTTCATATACGTCATCTTGACTTGTGCCTGTTAATACTAACGGAACATCAAGTGTAACATCGGGATCTTCAGTAAGTTGTACCGTTGTTGTCCATTCTGGAGTAAAGTATGGTAAAATTTGTTCTATAATACGAGTACCATCAGTAGTATTTTTAACAAAAATAGAAAGTGAAAAACTAATATCGTATGGTACTGGATTATACCGATACATTTTTCTCTTACCATGTTCATCATTTAAAACAACTTCTGTAAATTTATTTCGTGTTGGTAATTTTCTTTCTGGCGCATAGTTGAAACCAGTTACTTCGAAACCCATCCGCGGCAAAACAATAGAGAATGGTTGTTCTTGCGGATCTCGTTGACTATCAATTCCGTCAATACGAGCCAAAAATTTCTCTCTTGGTCCATACGCTAATGGTACTTTAATGACTTGTTTTACATTGCCAGATGTATCTTCTCTATTAATTTGAATATCATTAAACAGAGTTCCAAACAAGATAACATATTTGCGCAGAGTGTCGTGATAAAAAGTTCTTCCAAACATTAGTATTGACCACCCTCGCTAAATGGATCTTCTTCTGAGAAATCAATAAAATCAAGAGCTTCAGATTGATATGTCCCGCCGTCGTCAAATACATCATCTACATCAATAGTACCTGTCATGCCCAATGGTCGACCAGTGTTTGCATCCATAATAATATTATTGTTAGCATCATATGTAATACTATCATCATCTGTATTTGCGATTGCGTCCGAATACAGAGCGGCCCATTTATCAATCGCTTCAACGCCTGTATTTAATTTCTCGCTACTATATTCCCATTGCTCACAACGGAGATCATAGCATTGCAATGCACCCATTTGATAGAAAACTGGAGCTTCGTGTTCTGCAAATTTAATTACATATATTTTTTCAGTGAGCGGGAAATAAATGATATCGCCCTCTTCAGGGCGAATAGAGGATTCATATGCTCCAACTGCTTCATCATAACGTCGATTAGCAACCGTAAATGTAATCTCATCTCGGATTTGAATATTAAAACGTGATAGGAAATCGCCTTCACCTTCAAACCCTTCGACGTTCTTGATATACATTTCTATTTGATATGAAGAATTATATTCTGAAAGGGCATCTTCGTTGAGTACATTATCTCTAGCTACGACTGTGCGTGGACAATAAAATACATCGTGTCCATATATTTTAATAGATTCAATAATCAGATCTTCAATAAGAGTCTGTTCTGGTCTATTATAGAAATTATCAAAATACTCGTTAGTGGGCATGAGCTATGTACAAATCCTCGATTGTAAGTATAATTAGCTGGTGCTAACCAATCATATCCATTACTGGTATACTATAATTATTAATCATCTCGTCTTCTAATTTCGAGATTTCTGTTTGTGCATCGTCATATATTTGTCTACCATTAAATGTGACTCCGCCAGGCAATTGTAGCCCTTCAAATTTTGTGAGGTTTGCTCCCCATTGTCTTTTAATAAGTTGTGCAGTATAATATTGCAGCCATCGATCTGCCCATACATCGCTATATGTAGCAGGATCTACTAATTCATAGGCTTCGATAAGTAGATATTGACCTACTTCTAAATCGCCCGCAGTTTCATCAATGTGCAAACGATTACGATGTCGATTATATCTTATCTGTGGTTTACCGACAAGAAGTTCTTGCACTAATGCAAGATGTTCCATTGTCATATAATAATCTAACAACGCTACGTTTGTCAGTGTATATAGATCGTTCAGCGCAATTTGATATCTGATGTTAAAGATGTCGCCAGATGATGTATTAGGATCACCTATTGGAAAAAGCTTTACTGCGCCGATTATATTTTCTGGCAAATCAATATATTTGTTTGCTACTGTATCAGCATCGATCTCATGTTTATAATAAATTTTTTCTGAGCCGTCAAAATGATAGTCCCAGTAGAAACGTAACGCTTGATCGATCCTATCGTCAACCTGATCGTCATCAACATTAATTTCAATTACTGGTTTACCAAGAGAACGAAGACAATACTCCTTAAATTCATCTCTTGTTGTCGGAACTGCCATCTCTTATCTCCGGTTCTAGTTATTTTTATTTATACGACGAGTTTTTCTTTTTGTTTGATTGCTAATGTAGTTGTGATTGTTTTGTATCCATCGTCTGGGATTTTAATTCGTATTTGTCTAGTAAATTCATCAACAATTGCTTCGACCTGTTGTGTATCTGGCAATGTTATAGTAATAGTTTTCAGTGCGCTGTTAAGTGTACTTTCTACTTCAACTATACCATTAACTACAGATATACCTTGACTTACACCTGATATAATTGTAATTACACGTTCACCATTGCCTACTATCGAATTACCGGCTTGAACATTACCCACACCAGATACATGAGTAATTTCACGCTCACCAACTCCAGATACAGATCCAGGATTAGTCGCAGTAACGTCAGTGACAACAGATGTGATAATACGCTCAACATTCGGAGATACAACTGCCGAACCAGTAGCTACTAGATTACCACTACCATTTCTCTCAACAGAAATACTGATTCGCGAAGCACCAGCAAAGTTTGTCGCCCGCATGCGTGATGGAACAGCAAATACCTGTGCTTCTGTCGTCATCTCGCGAGTAGCATCACCATCGACAATAGAGGTAGTGGCTACAAGATCTGTACTCTTCGACGTAATTTCACGTTCTGCAGTACCACTAACTTCACTATCATTTCTTGGCAGGTCAGTGCCTTTCGAGGTCATCTCACGTTCACCGGTACTTACAATCGATGAAGTCATTCCATCAATTGCAGTCTCAACAAGAACAACTTCACGTATACCTTCACCAATACCAATCGATGTAGTTGGTTGTAGGTTTGGCGCCGTTGTAATTACACGTTCAGATGTGCCAGATATAGATGAGATATCGCTGATGAGGGCGCCGGCACCCGTAATTTCTCTTTCTGCTATACCATTAACACTTGATATAGTTGCATTCAATATTCCGGAACCAGTAATTTCTCTCTCAGCAATACCATTAACAATTGATGTATCAGCTACAAGGTTCGTTGATACCGACGTCATTTCACGTTCGCCAGTACCAACAATAGATGTAGTAATACCCAATGCGCCTTGAGTAACTACGATACCTCTTTCAACTGTTGCATCAATAGAGCTAACTGTACTAATGAGATCAGTAGATGTACTAGTAATTTCTCGTTCTGCAATACCAGATATAAAGTTATTAGTAATTAGATCAGTAGAAGTAGAAACAATCTCACGTTCTGCAATACCACTAACAACAGATTGACCTTGTACACTACCATCAACAATAACAATCTCGCGCTCACCAACACCAGTTGATGAGTTATCAGATACTAATGTACCATTACCAGTAATTTCGCGTTCAGCAACGCCTGAAACTACAGAGATAGTAGAGACAAGATCAGTAAATTCTGAGGTGATTTCACGCTCGGCAACACCAACAATAGCATTAGTAGGTACAAGGTTAGCCGATGTAGATACTATTTCTCTTTCGGCGACACCAGAGACGGTCGACTGACCTTGTACACTACCATCAACAATTACTACTTCACGTTCACCAACACCTGTTGATGAGTTATCAGATACTAAAGAACCAGTACCTGTAATTTCTCTTTCTGCTATACCACTAACGAGACTAATATCACTAATAAGATCGGTTGACTTACTAGTAATTTCTCTTTCAGCAATACCATTAACTTCAGATATATTAGAAACAAGATCGGTTATAACCGACGTCATCTCACGCTCACCAGTACCAACAATCGATGTTGTAATACCAAGAGCACCTTGCTTAATCGTTATCTCACGTTCTGCAACACCAGACACAGAAGCTGAAGTAGTTAGTTCGCCTTCGACAGTAATAGATCTTTCAGCAATACCACTTACTTGTGTAGAAATTGATAGATCAGTTGACTTATCAGTAATTACACGTTCGAATAGACCATTAACTTCCGATATTTCTGATTGTAAAGTACCAACACCGGTGATTTGCCGTTCACCATTACCAACAATAGACGATGTGATTCCATCGATGGCGCCATCGACAATTTGTACACCACGTTCACCTGTAGCTGCAACGATTGAAGTATCAGCAGTCACACCAGATACAAAGTTACTCGTACGTTCAGCAATA